ATTGTAACATTAGATTCTTCGATTGATTTCTGTTTAATGAAAACTTGTTTCTTCTCCTTTTGTATCCTTCGAAGGAATGCATAATAACAAATTTGGGTCACATATGCAAACGCATTGTTTGACTTTTCGGTATTGAAGTTGCCTATGTATTGGATACAATTCTCTATTGCATCACATATCATTTCATCACGGTATGTGTAATTAATGAAGTTAGGACGAGTGGATAATCGAGTAGCTATCTTATAGATACACTCCCCAATATATTCAGTCATTCTAGGTGGTTCCTTACCTTTTTCTTCTGCAAGTTTACATGCAATGTTAAACTCGGAGACTGCTAGGGTGAACTCTTTGTTGTTAACATAGTGTTCTGCTTTTTTAGGGTCTTTTTTAGTAGTCATGTATCTATTATACTAGAAAACCCCTGTTTTACAAGGGGGTTTCTATTATTTATTTTTTTTCATCTTTTTAGCAAAACCCTCTTGTGTTTTGAAAAAAGTATGGTAAAATGAATATGTTCCCAAGGGGGACATATATTATATACTAATACCGAAGGATACAGATACGAAGTCTTCTTTAGTTATGAAGTCCTCTCCACTCAATAAAGAGACCGTAATTCTGTCGAATTCCTTGGATAATGAGTATAAGATTTGGGATTCGTCTTCTTCGAAGTAATTATATATTACTCCCACATCAACGAAATCAATGAAAGGGATAGTCCAAGTTGCGTTTGCAAACTCGTCTGCATTTTCCCCTGTGGTTTGAGCATAAAATAACTCAAGGCCGACATCTAAGAATTCTACAGAACTATACCATTCCTCAAAGTCATATCCTGACTCATCGTATCTATAGTCAATATAACCAACATCAGCATTAATGTGGTCAGCCCAAACTGGAAATGAGATACCAGCATAGTAATCCGTCTCTCTAGTAACCTCATCAAAGTCTACATTAGACGCCCATACACCAGCATATGCACCAAAATCAGTTTCATACTCTGCACCGATTTGTATGGCGTTTCCGTCTCCTTGTGAGACTCCTCTCCATATGTAATCGTTAGTTAAAGTAGCTGAACCGCTAAAGTCTGCACTGGTATAAAAACTTGCACCAATCAGACCAATTAATAAGAATAATTTTTTCATTATTGCTCCATCTGAATCCACCACCATTAGTGGATTACTATAATATTTAGTGGTTCAAAATGGCGTCTAAAAGTAGACAACTCCTATTAGGTATCCACAAAAGAAGAATACTGCAGCCCAAACGGGTTCTGCCTTTGCAAATTCCCAAACATTCAACCAATATTGTTTAAAATCCTTCATGGATAGTCTCAATGCGATTTGACACAGCACGAGAGAATCTATCTAGTTCTCCGATTGAAATATAAAACATGCACAAAGATATCATTGCGCTTATCATACAGGCTTTCATTAGTATGGTAATGTCGCTAGGAACATTATTCCGAATGGTAATAGTATAGGAAGAGTCAACAGTGCTAGGAATTCTAGTCCGTCAACGATGTGGGCAATGACATTGCTTTGTCGGAGGTTCTCGATTTCATTCACCATGCTCTTCGCAAGTTTTATAACTGCTGTGGTCATGGGTTTCCTTAAAATTAATTATTAATATCATGAATAGACTGATATTCACCATATCTATTCGCACTTATTTAGTAAGTTTCGAAACCTAATGAATTAGAATCGTTTGTAAATGTATATACCGTTATTAAGAACAACTACACCTTGTAAACCATTCATTAACTTTAATGCAAATTCTCTGTCGTTAGGACTGTTGTCTAACATTTTATAGATAATTGCATTACCCACAAGTTTAAGTGCAACGACTTCGCCCTTACTTGGTTTTGGGCCAATGATTGGATTCTGTTCGTGTGCATTACAAGTTCTTGCAGCCTGACATTCTACTAATTGGAAAGTTTGTAATGTATCTATAGTGGATAATGCAAGATAGGAATGCCAAAGTTGTCTTTCTTTATCAGACCATTCGGAAGGTTTTGCTTGGAGAGGTTCACAACTACCAGCTGCAGATAAAAGGATAATGAATGTCATTAACCATTTCATTAATGTATCTTTTTCTTGTCTCTAGGTTTTATTGCGTGTTCGAATTCTGCAAAGGTCTCGTCTTCACTTGTCCATTCCTCTTCTTCTAATCTCTGTAACATTCTTTCTTCCTGTTCAGTGATTGGGCCCCCAGTTGCATTCATAAGGTCTTGGACTATTCTATCCATGAACTCTTTTCTTACTACACTTTTATCTGAGGTCAAAGGGATTGTTCCATTCTCTACCATACCAGCCCACCTAGAAGAAGCTTCGTCATAGAAAGGAACAAATTGGTCGTTCATGATATTCCTATGCACAACCATGTCATAGGGTAGAACTACCGTTGGGTCTTGTGACATTGGTGCATATGGATAGAAAGTTGCAAGAGTTGATACATGATTTTGTAATAACTCTAATCTACATATCATAGGTAAAGTTATTTCAATACCTTGGTCGGTATCTCTCGTCATTCCAACAACTTCATTACCACTTCGAAGTTTAAGAACTTCGTATTGTTGGGGAATTAAGTCTTTAGGTGTTGTCATTTAAATCGAACTGTTTTATTTCGTAAGGAAATCTTTCCTCGTTGTATATATTTATACGGTCTTTAAGGTGACCGAGGGTATAATTTTCATATCCTAGGTCGTCTGCAATGTCAAACAGTCTCATACTATCCTTACCGTCTACCTTACGAAGACCCCTACCAATCGACTGTAGGTTTCGTATTCTTGATTTTGACGGACTTGCAAAAATAATATTATCGATTCTTTTTATATTAACTCCAGTTGAGAAAGTTCCATATGATGCAAGGATAGTATCGTCCTTAGCTTTCTCTACTAACTCTCTAACTTGTTCTCTATCTTCTGTATCCGTTCCACCATAGACATAGTGTAATTTCTTTCCTAGTCTTTTAAACATTTTATTATGAAGGTTAACTCCATGTTTCTCAACGAACTGGAATAAGACTAAGGTGTTCCCCTTTAGACTATAAACAAGATTACATATGAATTCATTTCTTGCTTCACTACCTACGAGATAATCCATTTCCTCTTGGTATGTCATTTTCTTTTGTTTAGTATGACATAGTATGACACAATCGATAGATAAATTTGCAATGGTTCCTTCGTCCATTAATTCTTTCGAAGATACTACTTTCTTGACTGGGCCAAACAAACCTTCCAATTGAAGTCTATGACATTCTGAACCGTCAAGTGTTCCTGTAGTTCCAATACGAACTGCAGTCTTCTTCATTTTTTCTAGAATACCTTTTAATACATTTGCTTTGAATAGGTGTGCTTCGTCTCCAAATACTACTTCGAAGCTTTCCATGACCTCTTTAGGAGCTTTACTAAATGATTGCCATGTGGTGACCGTGATGTCCGAATCAAATACAGGCTGACCCGAATAAATCTTACATATCTCTTTATCGTATCCATAGTCTTTAAAATCCTTTGTCATTTGTTCTACCAGTGAAGTAGTAGGAACTATAATAACAGTTTTCTTGTTATAATACCTTGTAAGCATATATATGATTAATGACTTACCACTTGCAGTAGGTGAGAGTAATAGTTGTCTTCCATATTGAGTTGCAGTATTAAATGCATCTATCTGATATTCTCTAGGTTCAAAGGGAAGGTTTAAATCTGCCAACCATGATTGACTACACTTCTCTCTATGTTTCTCTCCTATGATATCAGAAATACCATTTATTTCGTATCCTCTTTCTCTACAGAACTCGTCCACATAAGGAAGTAATCCGATATAAATTTTATTTGTTTTGATTGAGAAGAGTCTGACCTTACCGTCCCAGTATCTATTCTTTACTGAGGGCATGAACTTTGCATTAGGAACTGTATATGAAAAGAAGTCGAACAGGTCTCGTGCAAGACCATCGTCACACTCAACTTTCATGAAGACCTCATCGACCTTCGTTAAATTTATTTCAGAGGCCATCCCGTATTCCATACAACTAGGGATTTCCGTATTCCTCTTGACACGGGTGTGACTTGGTGGTGAACCCATGAAGGAAATACTAATAGACTTCCCTTTTCTCTTCCACTAAAAGGCGCAGTGTGTATTAACTCGTCTTGTGAAATCATTTGACCTTTGAACTTTAATTTATCAAATACTGCAACAGGTTCTATCCATTGAAAATGACCACCCTCATAGTCTTCGGGGTCTGACAATTGAACTGAACAAGATATCTTTCTTATTCTTCCATTTGGATATGGTTCTGCACCAGCGTCAGTATGCCAAGTATAAAAATCTCCTGTGGGTAAATCGGGTTGGTGTTCATAAACAGTATACTGCCATGTCTCCATATCATCTACTTCGTAATTCCAACCACTCATTTGATTTGCTTTGACCATTCCGTCAAAGATTTTTTGTTTTAAAGTTACATCAAAATCTTGTGCATTATGGTCTAACCATTTATTAGTAGATTGTCTAATCTTATTGTCACTGTGTCCTTCGTCTCCACTTCTTGTTTGGATACTATCTTTATCTGCACCATGACCAAAACCTAATCGTCCTTCTTGAATAGGAAGACTATTAGCATATCCGTGGATATAATCTACTTCTTGAGCTGTGAGATATGAGGGTAATACTACACAATACTGTTTATATAACATTAAGAACCTGCCATGAACTTACGCCAGTCAATAGTGTTCTTAATAGTTTGGTGTCTCCATGTAATATTTTCCATACACCTCTTTAAGAAATCTATTTGAATTTGTAAGTATTCTGTTTGTGCGTTTAGTTTTTGTAAGTCTGTATCTGCATTAAAGAATATCTGCATATCATTCTTCATGATTTTTAGGCCATCAAATGGGTCGTCTGACCAACCAAGTTCTTTGATTCTATCTTCGTCCATCTTGCCGTTAAACCATAACCATTTGTCTTTAAGTAACATAGAGTATCTAAGGTTTAGATTCTTATGCTGAACGACTGTATCAGTTAAGTATTCGGAGTATTTTGCGTGGAGTCTAGGAAGGTCTAATGACGATTTATCTAGTTCGATATCGTCAATTTCACAATCACTTTTCCACTCTTGTTTCAATTCATCTAGAGTCATAATATACCTATTATACCATATTTATGGTAGTTTAGTAAGAGGATTTTAGGAAGTGGTTTGTATTTCGTAGTATGTAAACCTAAAGCTTACTGTTGCAATAACGGTTTCTCCGTCTGCACCTGATTCCATTTCAATCCCACTTAGAGAGATAGGGAATGCATCATGGAACCTAAAGTATCTATTAGGTATATTTTTGTTTGTATTTGTGACTAAGGTTATATCAGAATACTGATTCATATCATTGTCTATTGCAGACTGTTCACCAGTTGCAGTTTTCTCACTTGCAACAA